TTTTTGATCAGCAATCATTCTGTTCAAATCACTTAATTGAACAATAGACTGAGGATTTTGTACCATCTCAACTTCTTCTGTTGAAATTTTTTCTAAATTTCCGTTTTTGTAAAATTTAGGCAAAGCATTTTCGCCCGATGGTAACGGACTTCTTTCTAATGCTTGATACAATTCGTTAGAAGATTGTGATTCGTTAGATTCAATTATTCTCATTAAACCGTCGTGATCTCCTTCTTCTAATTTTGCAGTTCTTATTACAAGAGCAGATTTACTGTCTCCTGGAATAGTTCGGTAGACCACTGCAACTTTTTCGTTAGTTCCTTTGATTCTACCTACGTGTTTTGTGTCGGCCATTATTTTTTCTCCGATGTGCCTGCATCTTTGATTGTGTTCGCAGATCCAGTTTCAGTTTTTTTACCAGCCGCATCTTTTTGTTGTGCTTCAACAATTTTTAAGAATGCTTCTAGTTTATTGTAAGTTGCTCCAACAGCCTGCATTTCATTTGCCTTGAATGCCCCTCTAGTTGACGCCACATCAATAATTGATCTAATGACTCCCAAATCTTGGACAGTTAAATCAGCCGCTGGTGCTTGAGCGCCAGCAGGTGCTTGACCTACCTGTGCTTGTTGTGGAGCATTTTTTGTTTCTTCTGTCATATCGATATGTCTCCTTTATTATTTTAGACTTTGTTATAACAGAAATATTTACTATTGATGAATGAACGGACAGCTCAAATTGAATATGGACATTTCTTTTGGTGCTTCAAACCCTACCAAAAAAATGTATTGAAATTTTCCTTCGCCGTCTAGTACAAGATGTCTACCAAAATAGTACCGACTTTTTAAATTTTGGTCAATCCACTTTATAACCTTTTCTCCAAGTTCATCGGATTCAAAGTTGTATTTGCCACAAGGTAAATTTTTTGGTTTCTTTTTAAACCTTCTTACATTAAAATAATCTAATGGATTAGGTGTGTTTGTTTTTTGTAGCATTAATCTTCGTATCTTACTGTGACGCCGAATGGTGCTTCAACATTCTTATCATGATGTTCATGCACAACAAAAACTGTATCACAGTATTCTGGATCTCCCCAGGTATCCCAAGTATAACCATCTGTAAACATGATAAACTTTTTAGGCTCGATACCATGTTCTTTCATATACTCCCAGTTTGCCATAAAGTCAGTTCCGCCACCGCCTTCAATTTTATATTCTGTAAGGCTTTCATCGTGCGGTGTAAAATCTTGTTCGTTATGTACCTCAGTATCAAAACACCAAATTTTAATATTGTAATCTGAATACTGAGACATAATGTTTTGTATTTCACCTAAAAATACTTTAACCTGTTCGTCTCTAATAGATCCCGAAGTGTCTATTGCAACACACACGTCAATTGTTTCATCATGCTTTGTGCCAGGAAGTATAGCACCAGAGTGCCATGCTTTTCTGCTTGGTCTTTGAAATGTGTAGTCATTTTTAATTACACTTTGAATTTGTGTCTGTAAAACTTCTCTCCAGTTCATCTTTGGTTCTGTAAACTGTTTTATCACTCTTTCAATTTCTTTAGGAAGATTTCCTGCTCCGGCAGTTTGTGCCGCTTGTAGCATTGAGTCTTTAATTTCATCTCTAATTTTTTCTAATTCTTCTTTAGAGTATACAGGTTGTTTACTGCCTTTGCCATCTTTATCTTTTTTATCTCCGCCACCTGGATTATTTCCTTCTTCCCAATCAATGTGTTCATCTAAAAGTTTTCCAAGTTTCTCCATTTCCTCTTTGCCTTTTTTGTAGATATCATCATAAACTGCTTCTGAAGTCCATCCATCATATTTCCAATCTTGGAATATTTGAATGTCTTTAGGTTTTTCACCAATGTTATCTCTTACTAGAGTGTTGTTCACAATGTAATCACAGGCAATGTTATGAAGTTGTGGATCTCTGTCTTCTCTTCTAGTCATGTGATCAAATACACAATGCAGTATTTCATGTGCAATAACGAATTCTATTTCTTTGTTTGAAAGTTTGCTGAAGAAGTCAACATTGTAAAATAAGTGTCTACCGTCTGTTGCCGCAGTTGGGCACCATTCATCACATTCTTGGATTTGTAATCTAGTTGCCATGTTACCAAAGAATGGATGTCTTAATAACAATCCAACTCTTGCAACAACAATCTTGTCTATTACTTCTGCTTTAAGTCTTTTGTACTCTTCTGGTGTAATTTTTGTTTTTTCCATTGTGTCCATCATATTATATTATACAATTTTTTGGTATTTTAGTCAACCTGTTTTTGGTATAGGGCACCGTTAAAAGTGCCCTATTGTCAGCACTTTTATTTGATTGATTGAGCGGCAGTGACATACTTGCCATATTTTTCGTGGAACTCATCAAAACACTTGACTTTATCAGGATCAATCGGTAATTGATACTGCGTTAGAGCAAGTTTAATACCCATTACAACAAGTTCGGTATCAAAGTTGTCCATCATAAATCTAAGAAACCTATTGACCTTTTCGTCAAATTTCTTATCTTTCTTGTCACAAGCATCTTTAAGTTCATAACATAAAGAAACCGTAAGCGAGTACATAGCACTTATTTCTTTCGATTTCAATTTGTCCACTTTACCATCTAAAATCTCAGATGGATTAGGCAACTTACTTGCCACTTTTCTGTGAGCCATGAACTTAACTGCAAGTCCTTCGCCCACTGCACCACTAACCATGTCAGTAGTTGTGCTTTCATCCAGTTCATCTGTCAGTAATTGACTAACAAATGACCAAGACCTTGGAGTCGCAAATGAACGACTAGGTGACTTTGGATCAAAGTCGTACAAGTCCTTCTTGCTGAAAGTCAAATATCCTAAAACATCTTTATGGATGCTTTTGTCAACTGCCCATTCAAACCAGTCATCGAACTCAACTTTCATCTCCAAGTGAATGAATCTATTTGCCAAAGGAGCAGGCATTCTGTAAACAACACCTTTGTCTGCCTCTCTGTTACCAGCCGCAATAATAACAACATTGTCTGGTAGGCTGTATGTACCAATCTTTCTGTTTAGAATTAATTGATATGCCGCCGCTTGTACACTTGGTGCCGCGGAATTCATTTCATCTAAAAATAAAATGATACATTTATGTTTTTTTGCTAATTTCTCATCAGGAAGTTCTGAAGGTTGTGCCCAATTCATTGTGTTCTCTTTTGAATTGAAATATGGAATACCTTTAATATCTGTAGGTTCCCATAAACTTAACCTAATATCAATAGTATGTGCATCCATACTATCTCCAATTTGGTGAATGATTTCTGATTTTCCAATCCCAGGGCCACCCCATAAAAAGATTGGTCTTTTAATTTTTAGTGCGTGTAAAATACTAGCCTTTGCCTTGTTTGGGCTAACTTGTCTAGTACCTATTGTTTCTTGTGCTTTTGGCATTTGTTTGTACTCCTATATTAACTTGTTGTATAGTATTATAATATATTCACATACCAAAAATGTCAACCAGAAATATCGATTAAAAACGTCAAGGTTTATGCGGGTAATTTAACCTGTGGATAACTATTCTGCAGTTTCTAGTCTAGAAATTGCTTTATTCAGACCGTATTTTCTAATATCTCCAGAAAATAACATTAATTCCATTGCTTTTCTTTCGTTAGTAACAACAATGCCGTCTTCTGCTAATAGATATGGACAATTAATATATTTGTCTAAGAAAATAATCACTTGAGTTGTAAGAGTAAAATCAACAGGAAAAGGAACTTCATACACTTGAATTTCTAAACGTTCTGTAATGAATTCAAATCCTTCGTCTGTTAATCTCAGTCCACCTGTACGTCTTGTGTTTTTCCACCAAACAGGCATATATTCTTTCAAGGTATTTTCACCCAACGAAATATTGGCTTGTTTTAGGAAAATTTTTGTGTAGGCTTCTTTAGAAATCATTTTTCACTGACAGTTTCACCCTGGGTCAATTTGACCACCGTGAATTCTTCAGTGTTGAACATAGTGTTCAATTTCTTTGCAAGATTGAATGCGTGTCCAGGATTTGAAAATGAGACCTTTTTGTACTTTGGTCCTGGATAATTGTTCAATAGATTAGATGACTTCAAATTGAAGGGTTTGTTTTTGTAGAAAACTGCCCAAATGGCTTCTGCCGCCAAAACTTGCTCTGATTTGTAGTCGCTTTTATTGACGTTTTCTAATAATATTGTTGGTTTAGGTCTACTCATAATATGTAATATTTATCCAATTTTGGATTATATTATGCGTAGTTAATTGATTACAGACTTCCGCCGTCTACTTTTACTTCTATATCTGGTTGGTTATCTGATTTTGCTATTAAGTTTTCATAGTTGCCAGCCAAACGTGCCAACACAGTGCCAAGGCTGTAAGCCACTTCTTTGGCATTTGCAATGTCCATAGTAACTTGTTTTTGCTGAGAACTGTCTGCATTTTTGATTTGCTGAAGCAGTCTTTCTATGGGTGCAGTGTTAATAGGTGCTTTTGTTTGCATTTGCTAACTCCTGTTTCATTTCTAACTGTGTTCTGAACGGACCTTTAAAAGGATATCTATCCAGTGTAAGCATTTTAGGGCAGAAACTTCGTACCCATCCTTTTTCAAACTTTATAATATAGTATCCTGCACAATATAAACTTTTAGATTTTTTACTTTTTGTAAACAAAGGCAATTTTTTTTGCACATCAAATATTTGATTGTATGCTTTAAATTTACTTGGGTAATCATAAACAGAAACTTCTTTTAATACTTTAGGTGATTCTTCAATATCGTCCAAAGTTGAACCCCACATCCAACTTCCGTTAAATTTGCTTTGAAGTTGTCTTTGGTTATCAAATATCATTGTGCCTGTATCACAACTAAACATATACCTTCTATCTTCTTGTTTACAAATTGTTCCTAGTTTTCTTCCGTCTTCTTCAAGTATCCAAAAACGACCATCTAGTATAGGCTTGGCAAAATATTTTGTTACCATCTTATTCTCCTTTTTTGTATCTTGCGTTTAATGGTTCTGCATATGACTCAGGAGAGTCTGCAATTCTTTGCATATCCCATTTCGCACAAAACTTTATTAGTTTTAAACCAACTTGTTCTATTTGTTTTTCAGTAGCACTGCCTACTGTGTCTTTAATAATTTGTTTTATTTCATCAGGTTGTGCTGTGAGGTCACACAGTCTTACATTTCTATTATAGTCATCGAGTACTCTATGCTCTGCACCTTCGTGATCTACCCATCTTTGTAACATTAAATTATTCCAATTATAACCTTTTGATTCTCTATCTGCAAAGGCTTCAATTAAGCCAACTTTCTTTTTAGT